AATGAAATAACGTATTCAGAAGATTTTAGTCAATGGAGTTTAAATCAAGTTACATTAGAAAGTGGTTATGCATCTCCAGATGGTGGTAATAATGCTTGGAAAGTAACTAATGTTGGTGCTAACGCACATCTTGTTGGTTATAGTGGTATAAACACAAATAAACGTAAATCTATATACGCAAGAACTGTTAGTGGTACAGGATATGTTTATTTATTATGTAGAACAGGTAATGCTTCAGCTTTATATAATTTGAATGAAAATTGGCAAAGATTTGATATGCAACACATAGGTTCTGACTTTTTTTATGCAATTGATTTTAGAAGCACAACAGATTTAACAGAAGTATTGTTATTTGGAGCACAATTAGAAGCACAATCACAAGCTACTGCATACTTAAAGTCAGATGGTGTAGCATCAGTAAGAAAATCATCTACTACTAACTTAATACCTTATAGTGAAGATTTTAGCCAAAGTGGTTGGTCTAGTCCATCTTCAATGACATTAACACCTAATGATAGTATTTCTCCTAATGGTCTTTTAAACGCAACTAAATTAAACTTTACTAATCCATCTTCTACTAATGCTCTTAGTTTTAACTATACGACAATAGCAGTTACTTATTCTTCTTCTATTTTTGTTAAATACATTGATGCTCAATTTATACAACTTTGGTTTGGTTCTACAGGGTTTGGTGGTGGTAATGTTAATTTTGATTTAATAAATGGAACAAAAAATGAATTTAGTGGGGCAACAGGAAGCATAACAGATTTTGGTAATGGTTGGTATAAAATTACAATGACAAAAGCATCAACAGGAGGTAATACTTCTGTTTTAGCAATAGTTACTGTTAGTAGTTTAAGTTCTAGTAGATTTGGAAATGAAGTAGATGGTTCTGTTTACATTTGGGGTGCTCAAGTAGAAGAACAAACACAAGTAGAAACGTATGCACCAACTTATGGATTACCTGTAACAATAGATTTATTCACAGAAAATAACTACGGAACAATGACTAATATGTCTGCATCTGACATTGTACCTGATACACCAAACAATTAAAAATTAAATTATGATTTATACAACACCATTAACAACATTATTAGCTGAAGTAGATGCAGAGGGAAACCCTGTATGCGACTTTTCACAAATTGTAGAAGATTCTGCTGAAACTGTTAGAAAGTCAGTAGATGGTACATTATTTATTGCTAAATTTGAAGGAGATACTCCAACTTTTTTAGATGGATTAGACCAATATACTCACGAAGAAATACTAGCAATAGTTAATACTGCTGCTTGGACACCTGAAGACCCTGCATAATATGCCTTGTTTAGAGTGTGAAAATGGATTATGGAGATTTGGAGAAAGTGGCAAGTGCCAATACTCTTCTAAATCAGAATGTGAAACTGCTAATAGTGATTATTATGCAGCAGAAACATATAATGACTATCCACAATCAGCTACTAACAATGCAAAGAAGGCAATAAAGTATAAAGAAGAAAATGGTAGTTCTTGTGGTACTCAAGTTGGTTGGTCAAGAGCTAGGCAATTAGCAACTAGAGAAAAACTTACAAGAAGCACAATAGCTCGTATGGCTTCTTTTAAACGTCATCAACAACATAAAGACGTTCCTTATGATGAAGGCTGTGGTGGAATAATGTGGGATTGTTGGGGTGGAACAAGTGGAATTGAATGGGCAATAAAAAAGTTAGAACAAATAGATAAAAATAAAAATATGGCTGAGAAAAAAAAGTATTACTCTGATGATGAACACGATTATCATTTCAACTTTACTACAGAAATGATGGAGAAACTACATACTACAGGAGAACTTGAAGTAAATGTAGAAAGAGATGGAGACGAAATGAGTATTTTATTTACTTATGACGCTAAAATAGAAGAAGAAACTTATGATGCTTTAACTAATTCTTTATTAGATGACGAACTTGACGAATATATTGTTAAGTTAACAAATTCAATAAAAAAATTATAATGTCTGACGAGAAAAGAAAGAAGCTACAAGAAAAAAACATCAATAAGATTAATCCTTATTCAGATGTAAGTAAAAAATATTTCCCAAACGGAGGTCTTCGTAACCTAGAGGGAAGAAAAAAAGGAGAAAAAAATAACGTTTCAGTAACGAAAATTAGTAGAAATGCATTAACTTGGGCGTTAGAAGGACACTCAACAAAAATAAGAATGGCATTAGACGCACTATTTACTGAAAATCCTGAAGCTTATATTAATGCAGTATCTAAACTGCTTAATTATACAGTTCCTAAACTTTCTTCCTCAGAAATAAACGATAAAACAACCAAGAAAGTCAAGATTGAACTTAATGATGATGTAAGCATTGATGATTTAAGAACAAAACTTGAACAAATTGACAACAACTGATGAGGCATTAAGATTTGCATTAGAAAAAAAATTATGCGAACTATCATTTTACGAATTCTTTAAACAAGCTTGGCACATTGTTGAACCTTCTATTGAGCTTTCTACTAATTGGCATCATAAATATCTCTGCGATATTTTACAAAAAGAAGCCGAAAGAATAATTGCAAATAAACCAAAGACAAAGGATATAGTAATTAACATTCCTTTCCGTTCTACTAAATCACTTTTAGTTACTGTTATGTTTCCTGTATGGGCTTGGATTAAAAATCCTAAGTTTAGATTTATAACTGCCTCATACTCAGCAGACTTATCTATTGAACACGCTACAAGAAGCAGGGATATAATAAATGCTGATTGGTTTAAAGATAGATGGGGAGATATATTTCACATTAAAAAAGACCAAAATTTAAAAGCAAGATACGAGAATAACTTTTTAGGAGTGAGAAGGGCGACATCAGTTGGGGGTACGGTAACAGGGCAGGGGGGAGATTTTCTACTAGTAGATGACCCTGTATCACCTCAACACGCTGCTTCAGAAATAGAAAGAGAAAATGCTAACGAGTGGTACAGAACAACATTCTATTCTAGACTTAATAATCCATTAACAGGAGTTAGAATTGTTATTATGCAGAGAATACACGATAACGATTTAAGTGGTTTTCTTTTAAGTAATGGTAATAGCAGATTAAAGTATAAACATATATGTATTCCTGCTGAATTATCTGATGATTTAAAACCTAAGATATTAAAAGACAATTATGATGAAAATGGATTGTTTTGGTCAGACAGGTTTAGTAAAGACATATTAGATGACTACAAGCAGGCTCTAGGAAGCTATGGGTACGCAGGACAGCTTATGCAGACCCCTACACCATTGAATTCAGGAATGATACGCTCAGATTGGTTTAAAATAGACCAATACAAACATACAACAGAACAAACAGTTGTAGATTTTGTTATAGACCCTGCATATACTGCAAATGAAAAGAATGACCCCTCAGCTTTATTAGCTTATACATTTAAAGATAATAAATGGCAAATAATAGATTGTGTTAACGTTTATAAAGAATTCCCTGATTTAGTTAGGTTTATACCTCAATGGGTAGCTAAAAATGGATACACTAACAGAAGTAGAGTGTATGTAGAACCAAAAGCATCAGGTAAATCTATTGTTCAGACATTAAAGAAAGAAACAGGTTTAAATGTTAGAGAAGATAAGCCGCCTTCTAAAGATAAGGTGGCTAGGGTTCAAGATATTAGTGCTTCTTTAGAGACAGGAAGAGTAAGTTTATTAAAAGGAGATTGGAATGAAGAGTTTATACAGCAGCTAATAAAATTTCCTTCAGGTAAACACGATGATATGGTTGATTGCTTAGTAATGGCTATTAACAAAAATATGTGGAATCATTCAAAAATATTATATTTTTCTTAAAGTTACTTGGATTTCCAAAAACTTCTAGTATAGTATTGAAAAAATTATTATAATTGCGAAATTATCTGAATAAAATATGAGTATAACTATTAGTCTTAAACAAGATGGACAAAAAAAAGAAGTTGAAATTCCTACAGAATGGAAAGATATGACTTTAAATTATTGGTGCGGTATGACTTCTATAATAAAAAGTCATTTTGATAAAGCTACTTTAAGAAAAAATGCTATTAATGAAAAACAAGAAGAAATAGACCACACAAAAGAATATTTACAGTTTGCAGAAAATCAATTAGAGGATTTTCAAAACATACAGTTAAATAGAGATTTGTTTGCTTATATGACAGGCTTAGATAAAGAGTCTATGAATCTTATAGATATAGAAAGTGTTAATAAAGTTATTTCAGTTTTAGATAATTTAGTAGAAGAATATAAACCTAAAGGTATAAATTCTTTTGAGTGTGAAGGAGATACATATTTTTTTCCTTCAGAGTTTTTAAAACAAAACACTTATGGAGATTATATTGAGGCTACACAGCTTGATATGTACATTGAGACAATGAAGCACGGTAAATTTGATGTTCTACCCGAGCAGATGGCTATTTTATGCAGAAAGCTTGGCGAAGAATATGATGACGAAAAAATAGAAGAAAAAACAAAAATGTTTAAGGATTTAAAAATGGATATCGTTTGGGAGTTCGGTTTTTTTTTGACTCAGCAAAACATAAAATTAGCAAAACTTTCAAGTACGTTTTTGGAGAAAAATCATCAAGCCAAATGATAGTAAAAACTAAAGGTTTGTATAACGCCTATGTAAAACCTTTTGGTTGGTTAAACAGCCTGTATGTTATTGCTGAAAAAGGTGTTTTTACCGTTGACGGCTATAACGGTATAGACAGTGTAAAACAAACAAACTTATATAAAGTTTTAAGCTATTTAAGTTGGATAACTGCTACTAACGAATATGAATCAAAGGTTCAGGAAAAAATACATAATCCAAATAAAATTACATAATGGCAATAAGACTAACAGATATAGTAACAGTAATGAAAAACAAATGGACTTATGGAGATAAGTTTTTTGGCTATACAGATGAATTTAATGACAATCACAATACTCAATATCCATCAATATTAATTACACCTCCATCTTCAGTATTCCCTGAAGTGTCTTTAAATAACGGATATGAAAACTATACATTTGAAATTTATTTTTCTGATTTATACAATAGAACTTCTCAAGCAAATGTTAGCTTAGAGCAAAGGTGGGACAACTTGCAAGATTTAAGTAATGAGTGGTTAGATATGTTTTTAAAAAACTATCAAGATGGTATTGTAACAGGGTTTTTACAAGGAGAAGATGTTAGTATAGAAAGAGTAAAAGAAGTGGCAAATGACCAATTAATTCAAATAAGAATGAATTTTACTTGGAGAGTGTTTAGCAAATGTTTTAGACCTCAATCTATATACCCAAGTGATTTAGCAGGATTAATAAGTTGGCTAAAAGCTGATAGTGGATTAACATTTAGCATACCAACTAAAAAAGTTTCTGCTTGGGAAGACCAATCAGGAAATGCAAATAGTGTTGCTCAAACACTTAAAGAAAAGCAAGCTTTAAGATATACTTATGATGGAGCTAACGACAAAACAAGAATTGCTTTTAATGGAACTACAGATTTTTATATCTCTAGCAGCAATAGCCCAATAGGAACAGAGTTTACAATGTTTTTTGTATCTCAAGTAGATACATCAGCTACAGAAACAAGTAAATATTTTTATTACTCTAATGGTCAGTCTTTATTATATGTAGGTAGTGATGGTAATCAATTAACAGCTTCTTTTTCTGATGCAAGTGGTAATTCAGGGGCAGTAACCTTATCTGCTACTTATAAAACTTCTAATTATCATATAGCTATGGTTAAGCTTGAAAATAAAAGATTGTATTTAGAATATAATAATGCCGCTTCTGATTCTGTTCAAGTAGCATCTTATGACAATACTCATACTTTTAATTCTGCTCCATTTAAAATAGGCTCTACAGGACAAGCTGCATCTGTTCCTCCTGTTCCTGCAGATTATTATAATTATTTAAATGGAAGTATGCAAGAGGTTATTATTTATAATTCTTCTTTAGCTAATTATAACATAGGGCAAATTAAAAGTTATTTAAACAAAAAATATAATATTTATTAAATATGGCTACAGCAAGAGGAACATTAACATTGGCAATTCAACCTAGAGGAACAGTAAGTGATTATGTAAAAAACATGAGCTATAATTGGTTGTCTAATAATTTAAAAAGTGCCAATACTCAAATGAGGTATCAAGTTCAATGGGGTGGTTTAGCTGAAAATGTTGAGCCTTCAAAAAATAATTTTTCAGGCACAGAAGGCGATGTTATAAATATAATTTTTAGAGTATATGCAACTACAACTTATCCTTATCCTGTGGCGCTTGATGATTGGGATAGTGTAGGAACAATAAGAAAAACAAGAGACATAGCAAACAGAAGTTATGACAGCAACACTTCACTTCCAAATCAAAGATTTACTGTAGATATAAGTAAAATATGTCAAGACTTACTTTCTTATAGTTTAGTTCCAATAAATAAAGGTACTTGGCAAAGCTCAGAATATGGAGGTATGAATGGAGGGCAAACAAAACAAGACAATGTTGTTGCGACTATAAGTGATTATAATGTTACCAAAAACGGAATGTATAGGCACATAAAAGTTACTGCAAGTCCTGAGATAATATTAGCAAATGGAACTATTACAGAGTCTGCTTCTTCTCCTATGGTTTTTAATACTCTTGCCGTTATAAATTCTTTAGCTCAATTTGAAAAACAAAATATATTTTACAACACTTCTTATTCTATACAAAAAACTGCTGCAAGCGCTTCCTTCCCAAGAGCTTTTTTAAGTTTATGTCCTAATTTTACTCAAAGCAGTTCTTCACAATTTCTTAAAGAAATAAGAATGGATATAGAAGCAGATTTTCTTTATTGGTATCAAAGAGTTGCGGGAAATGCACAGACAAGCCCTCAACAAAGTGCTAGAAAAATTAGAATAAAAATAGACACTTATTTGCAAAATGGAACTGCCCAAAATACAGTTTATTTGACTGATTTTAATTCAAATTTAGATACTGAAGTTTTACAAGGTACTACATTCTTTAAGCAAAATTTAAACAGGGTTTGCGTTCAAAATATTTCTCCTGTTTATGTTAATGCAAATGGAGAGGATATAAATGGGGCTTCTTTACTAAATCAAATAGACTCAAGCACTTATAAGTATAGTGCATATCTTGAGTACAAAACTTCTTTTGATGATTTATCAAGTGCAAATACAATTAGAGCTACAGAATATAGATGGTTTAAAATAGACAACGAAACTGAAAAACCTGCCTATAATTTTGTTAGGTTTTATTGGTTAAACAGAATGGGTGGTATTGATAGTTATACTGCAAAAAGAAATATTATGGAAAGCATTTCTGTAAGCAGAGACACTATGGAGACTAGAAGCGGAGACAGAACTTGGTATCAGGATAACAAAGACGGAAGTGGCTCTTTGGTTAATAATGATAATTATATTTCTAACACAATGCGAGGAGGAGATTTATATAAAGGTGGTAGAGAGGTTTTAAGCGTAAATGCACAAAGAATAAATAGTGTATATACAGAGCCTTTAAGTAAAGATACTGCTGATTGGTTAGAAGAAATAGTTACGTCTCCTAATGTTTGGGTAGAAATGAATACAGAGGCAACCAAAAGAGGTAACACAGTAAATCCATTTCAAAGACCATCAACAAAGGGTTATATTCCTGTAATTATAACTAATTCAGAGGTTGAGACTTTAAACGAAGAAGGGTTAGTAAAATTTAATATTGAATATACTTTATCTCATAAAGTACAAACACAAAGAAATTAATGGCTAATATTAATATTGAATTATTAGATTATGTTTTTGATTCTAATGAAATAGATTGGGACGCTAGTTTATTAGGGACTTTAGATGTTTCATCACATTCAGAGTTTCCTTTAGCAATAACTTTTAGTATTGCAGACATAAAAGATATAAATGCTCGCAAAGGTAGTTTTAGTAAAACTTTTAAAATACCTGCAACAAAAAACAATAATTTAATTTACAAAAACATATACTTGGCTAATTCTTTTAACCAAAGTAATGTTTTAAACAAAAAAAAATGTAGAATAGTAATAGATAATTTATTTTCTATTAATGGTCTTTTGCAATTAAACGCTGTTGGAGGTTCAGATTCTCCTGAATATTATTCTTGTGTATTTTTTGGAAACAATATAGGTTGGGCAAATGAAATAGATGAGAAATTATTAAAAGACTTAGGAAATAATGGAGACGGTTGGGATAATTTAAATGGTAAAGTTGGTACAAATTTAGAGGTTAATAATACAAGTATAGTAAATACTTTTTCTGAAGATAATGCTACAGGCACAAGTCCTGTTGTTTACCCTATAACTTCTTATGGAGACTTTAACCCTACAGGAATAATAAAAACAATACAGCTTTTAAAAACAGCTTTTGATGCAGGTCAAGCAGGAACAACTGCTTCCTCTGTAGGTTATGTAGGTTCAGTTACAAATGCAAATAGATATGACACTCCTGAACCTGTGGTAGATTGGAGACCTTGTTTATGGGTTTATGATGTTTTTAAAGAAATTTTTACTCAAGCAGGGTATGTGGTTTCTTCAGTTTTTGTTGAAAGTGATATGTTTAAAAGATTATTGTTTGCTTTGCCAAATTTTAAATATAATAATGCCTCTCAAAGATATGATTCAAACTCTTTAGAGGGTACTTTTAGGAAAACTAAAGACGATAGCACTAATACAGGAGGATTAATAAAAACTTTTAATTTTTCACAAACTGATACAGTAACAAAAAACCAAGGATTTTTATTTAATGTAGGTCAGGGAGAAACTTTTCTTCCTACTTTAAACACATCTAGTTTTACTTCAGGTGGAGTTTATACTATACCTGAATTTGGATTTTATAATATTAATTTATTAAGAATAGGTTTTATATATAAAAACCCTGTGTTTACAAATGCTAGCAAAATAGAAATAATACAAACTAATTTAAGAATTTTAGTTAAAACTGTTGGAGAAAATCATTTTAGAATATTAGCTCAAACAGACAACACTCCATCTGTTGAAATGTTAGAAAGTGATACAACAACGCATACAGGTAGGTATTATTTTGCTAATAATATTAATGACGAAACTAGATATTTTTTAAATAAAGGAGATATTGTAAGAACACAACTAAGAGTAAAATATACTACTTCTAGAAAATCAGCAAGCTCTTTTTCTTCTTCTTTTGATGTTGATTTATATGGCTCTCAAGAAATTACAGTCAATAGTCCTACAGACAACATAACTAACGGAAGGTATGATATAAAACTTCAACCTGAATTTGTTGCTTACGGTCAAACGTATGACATAAAAGAAGTTATTAATGAAGAGTATAAACAAATAGATTTTATAAAAGGCGTTGCTCATTCTTTTAATTTACAATTTACAACTAATGAAGATAGCAGGACAATATTTATTGAGCCTTTTGATAGTTTTTATAAGCCTTTAGCAGATTCTGATGATTGGACTTATAAAGTAGACAGAAGTAAAGAATATACAGATAATTGGATTAAATCTTCTTTAAGCAGAGATATAGTTTTTAAATATAAATCTGACAATAAAGATTATAAAGTTAATCAAAGAGGGGTTAGTTATTTTAAAGAGATAGAAGACGAATATCCTTATTGGGAAACATTGCCAAATACTTTTGAAAAAGGAACTACTACGTTTGAAAATCCTTTTTTTGCAGGAACTTTTAATGCAGGAGACAAAGACATTACAAGCAGTTCTAGCGCCCCACCTTATATTGCTTGTTTATGGGAAGAATTACAAAATGGAGGCTTTATATCTCCTAATGATTTAGCTCGTCCAAGCAAAGGAAATGATTTTCTACCAAGATTATTATATTGGAAAAAATATAGCCCTGATTTATCTTCTAATCCTCAAGCTGTATGTCAAAAATTTGCTGTAGTACAAACTTGGGAAACTGATACGACAGGTATTTTTGCAGACCAAAATGCTTCAGGTGTTATATCTACTTCTTTTCCTCAAGCAACATCTATAAATAGAGATGATACCTTATCTCCTGTATTGTCTTACGGTAATGTTTGGGTTAGAGACTATGATGATGCACAAAATTCATATAGCGCTTATAGTGTAGGCACAGGTCTTTACGATACATACTATAAGTCAATGGTTAGTATGATTAAAGAAAATCCAAGAGTAAGAAATATTTTTATAAATCTTAAAACAAAAGATATTATTAATTTAGATTTAAGAAGATTAATATATATTGATGGTGCTTATTGGAGAATTAATAAAATAAATAATTTTTCTCCTCTTAATAACGAAGCAACTAAAGTAGAGCTTGTTAAATGGGTAGAATATGCAGGGTTTGTTCCTGATGTGCCTGTTTTAAATTCTAGTGATGGTAGTTGGAATAATTCTACATCAATTTACACAACTTTATAATGGCAGAACAAAACAATCAAATAAGTAACGGCGGAGTAGCAAATGTAAGCGGGCTAACTGTATATATGACAATTACAATAGGAACTGATGAGTTTTTAATTCCTATAACTGCAGAAGACGTATATGGAAACTCGCATGAAGTTTTAAGGAGAAGCGTAAACAACATAATACCTGACGACGAATAATGAACATATCAAAAAAAATAATTAAAGGTTTAAAGTCTTTAGGCAATAGATATATAGTAGCTTTGCAGAAAGAATTAACATTTCAAAGGCATGTAGCCACTGCTAGTTTACGAGATTCTTTTAAGTCTAAAATAAGTGAAATTTCAGGTAATGTATATTTAGAAATAGTTTCTAGTTCTTCTTATATGTGGACTGTTAATGATGGCGCTACTATGGGTGTTAATGTTACTCCTGCTCAAATAGAAAAATGGGCTATACAAAAAGGTATAGATGTCGGAGATTCAGATGCTTTAAATAGATTTAGTTTAAATGTTGCTAATGAATTACAAGGAAGATACCCAACTGATGGTGGACTTTTAGTTGCTCCAAGAAGATTAAAATTTATAGATTTTGCTTTTGCTTCAGTTGATGAGTCTGATGTTATTAGTAATATTGAAAATGACATAATAAAAACTATAGAAGCAGATATTGCTTCAGGGTTATCTAATAGTGCAATAGAGGTTAAAATATAAAAATATGACAAAAAAAATAGCAATAGAAGTAGAAATCAAAAATATTAAAAAAATTGCTGATTTAAAACAAGAACTAAAAGAATTAAGAAAAGAACAAAAACAACAAGAAGCAAGTTCTAAAACAGGTCAATTTCAGTCAAAAAAAAATGCAAAAGCTTATAAAGAAAGGGCTATAGCAATTAGAAAAACTTCAAAAGAGTTAAGAGATTTAAATAAAAATATGGCAGGTACTAATAGTGCTACCAAAAAAGTTACTAAATCCAACAACTCAATGGCTAAGCAATTTGTAAAAGGGGCTGCTGCTATTGGTATTATTGTTACTGCTTTTAGAACTGTTAGTAGGGTTGTTTCTTCTATTGTAGGTACTTTTACTGAGTTTGAATTTGTTATGGCTAAAGTAAATGCTATTTCAGGAGCTACAGAAAAAGAATTTGCTGCTTTAACAGCTTCAGCAGAAGAATTAGGTAGAACAACTTTCTTTACCGCTGAACAAGTTGGACAATTACAATTAAACTTTTCTAAATTAGGGTTTAGTGCAGATGAGATAATGCAGGCACAAAAAGCTACTCTTGATTTAGCAACTGCAACAGGTAGTGATTTAGCTAGAAGCGCAACAGTAGCGGCTTCTGCTATTAGAGGTTTTGGTTTAGACGCTTCTGAAACACAAAGAGTAGTAGATGTTATGGCTGTTGCTTTTTCTACTTCTGCCCTTGATATAGAAAAGTTTCAAACATCTATGACAAAGGTTGCTCCTATTGCAAAAGCGGCAGGATTTTCTATAGAAGACACTACAACAATAATGGCAAAATTATCTGATGCAGGTATAGAGGCTTCTATTGCAGGTACATCATTAAGAAATATTTTGCTTAAAATGCAAGACCCTTCTTCTGATTTATCTAAATCATTTGGTATGACCATACATTCTTTAGATGAGCTTATTCCTGCTATGAGAAACTTTAGCAAGGAAGGTGGTAGTATGGCTGATGTTTTGGGGGTTGTAGATTTAAGACAAGCTGCAGCTTTTGAACTTATGTTAGCTAATGTAGATATA